CATCAATGTGTTACCCGGTTTACTCCCCTTTTTTGCTGTGCTCACTAACGGGGTATCATGGGCATCAACTAGACTTATTAAGTCAGCTAAATCCTCACGTTTTCCCGTTTGATCAATCTCAAATAATTGAGCCATTCTGTTCTACTCCTTTCTGCTGCTATAACTTTTCTTGTGCAGCAAACACTTTCGTTAATTCTTCTATTCCCGATGAATTACGAAACTCCTCCATCGCGGCGGCTGAACGGGCTGCTGTCGGGTCTACCGGCGCAGGTTGTGAAGCTGGAGTTGTCGGTTGGTCTGGTGCCTTGGGCACCGCCTTCTTCTGCTCCAGCTTTTTCCCCTTGCTCATGCGTAATGCCTGACCTGCCATTGCGTCCCCAATTATCAATTTGTAATTAGGCTCGTTTTGCACGCCGGGAAACTGGCGCATCGCCAACTTCGCATTCTGGTAGTCGCTTGATGCTTTATCCTTCCACCACGGGTAGGCTTCCAGCACCTCCGGTTCCAGTGAGTCGCGTTTCTGGATGAACTCTACCTGAGCAGGGATATGCTCCCTGAGTGCACGGTTCGTCCAGCGGCGTAGGTTCTGCGAGCCTTCCTCGTCCAGTTCCTGATCCCCCTCCTTTGTGGTAAGGACTCCCCCCATCGGGTTATCCTCTGTCCACTCAAGTTGATCGAGGGCACCGCGCTTTAACTTCGCCAACTCCTCCAGCGTGGTAATGCCGGAAAACGGGTTTGACCCCGTGGGTTGTGGCGCGAAAGCCCCTGCACGGGCTTCCTCCAGTTCAGCGTTTAACGCAGCGACTTCCCCAGCGTGGGCTTCCTCCTGCTCCTTGCGCTTTCGGACTTCCTTGCCGATGCGCTTGTTAAACTTTTCCTGTTGTTCAGGAGTTAACTCAGCAGTCGATTCAGCCTCCGCTTCTGTCGTTTCTTCTTCTTGGGAAAGAACGTCTTCACCCTCCTCCTTTTCCTCGACATCCGCCGGGGGGTCATCAGGTGATTCACTCTCCTCCTTTAGTTCTTCCGGTTGAGGTTCCGGCTCGTCGTCGCCTGCGAGGCTTTCCTTTAGCAATTCAGCCAAGGCTATCTCGTCCATTGGTTCCAACGGTTCCACGGTTTTTACAGGGCTTTCCGTTTGCCCCTCGTTTGTGTCTGCCATGCGGTTTTAGGGAGCCTGCAAGTTGCTCCGGTTAATCAGCGTTTAATCATTCAAGGCAACGAGTTACGCAGAAACTGCTGCCGTTAATAATTAGATGAATTTGAAGGGCACAAAAAAACGCCCCGCTTCCCAGCGGGGCGTAGTTGGGTTCAGTTGGGACTACTTGGACTCTATTTCCTGTTCAGGATTGCCTGTTCTCGCAGGAAATTAAGGTGGCTCCTGAACTCTGCAAGGGATGCAGCTTTGCCTGCCTGATACTGGCGTTGTTCATTGGTCAGGTCAGCCGCCAGTGCCGTGTCGCACTCCACCTCCTGTATGAAGGCAAGTTGCTTTAGCACTTCATCCCAAAGTTCATTGCGTCCCTCCCATTGGAAGGCAGTCCAGTTCACTTCGTCGCTCATCCCATTGACATTGGTTTGGTGCCGATGCGTCCCACCTGCTTGTTCTGTTGTTGCATGATTCCCATTTGAAGATTTTGCTGATAGCGTTTCATTAGCTCGCCAAACATCTCGTCTGCCTGCAAGGCTTCACCTACCTTGGGGTTATTGGTGGCTATCTCTTGCGCCATCTTGAGCTTGGTGCTTGCCGCCGGATCGTTGCTGGCATCTGCGTAACTGGCTTCAAAGCCAAGGAGCATCTGGGCGATGTCCCGTTTCACATCGTTATACATCTTCTGCGATGCCGCTGCCTCGTCCACCAGCAGTTCATCGGCTGATTCAGGGGCTACTGCCCGTAACGCCTTGTCCACCAGCTTTACACGGTCTATCCGTCCGGCTGCGTCAAGGGTTCCAGCGATGGTTGCGATAGCGTCGAGCTTCTGCTTCACCAGGTCACTGTCCAGTTCCGCTACGTTAAACTTCAGGATGAAGTCAAACTGGTGGGCATCATGGCTGATTGCCTGTGCCGCTTGTGCGCTCGTTACCCGCACCAGTTCGTCCAGTGAATAGTACTGGATGCACAGGCGGAACACCTGACGGTACACCTCTGTCCATCCCCTTAACCACTGGTTCACCATGCGTTGCTGCTTCATCTGGGTAACAGCAGGCGGGATGCCCTTGTTGGGGCGTCCAAAGTATTCGTCCGCCTGCAAGCCTACCGCTTCTATCAGGCCAAAGGCAGTCGTGGGGGGACGACTGGGTGGTTGCAGGAACTGGTAGTCTCCGGGCTTCGTCACGGGCAACTGTACCGCTGGGCCAATCTTGTTACTCATGCCCAGACGTTTGCTCACCTGTATGGGTGGGAGTGTCTCAAAGCTCGTTGAGTCAAATACACTGTCCCGTTGTGCCTTGAGTTCCTGCTGCCATGTCTTGGCAATCTCGGATACACCACGCGACTCAGTGATGCGCCTTGCCACGTGTTCACGCTTGAACAGGACGAAGGGGTACTGGTTGTGCGCGTAATCCAGCATCTCATGCTTGGCGTACCCGTCATCACCAGACAACGTGGGGCACATGATGGTGTACCAGATTCCGGGGACTCCATCGGAGTCGAGTTGACGTGTGTATGCCCATACTATCTCCACCAGGTTATCCCTGCGCTCCACGGAGTTGCTGGAGAGTGCGCTGACGGCTTGGCTGATGTCATTGTAGCTGATTGATTTACCCTTGGTCTTTAGTGCGGCTTCCACGAACTTGGTGTCCCAGCCTTCGTCTGTCACCTTGCTCCGTAGCTCCACTTCGGTCAGGAAATGGCGACGGTAAATCACCCGTGCTTTCTGGAGGTCGATTGTTTCGGGTGGGAACAGGATGTCGTCATAAGGTTTTAAGGCGACAATGGATGCCTGGTTGGAACATAGGTAGGGGACAGGGAAGGTTGTTCGCCCTGTCTCACGCAGTTCCTTCACCAGTTTACGGGCGGGACGTTTCTTTAACCCCGGTACATTGTCTATCAGGATGTCCGCTACATCACTTTCACGGGCAGGTTCATTAATCATTCCGGGTAATGACGCCAGTAATGTCTCCGGGCCAGCCTGCTGGGACATGGCAACCACGTCTTCCATCGTGAACTCCTGTGTCTTCAGGGCACTCTGCTGATCCCAACCGACAAAGGCTGCTGACCAGCCGTAGCCCACCATGTATTGCGCGAGCATCTCTGACTCGGCAGTTAAGGCGTTGTGCAGCTTGTTCTTCACCCAGTTCACCAGTGTCGTGGCTGCGGCTGCGGGTTCAGTGTCGTTAAGCTCCACGCCTGATACCGAGAGGGATGCGCGTTGCTGCGCGATACTCAGCATGTCCACGCAGTCGTTGATGATCGAGTCGGCCAATGGAATGCGCGTGTCAGACGCACCATCCCACGGGAAGGCTTGGGAGCCTTCAGCCATGTACTCGTCATGTTTCTTGCCATCATCAGACTGCCCACTCCAGCGCATGTAGCGGGTGTTGTCCGCGTCACTGGTGCGCTCGATGGTGAAGCCGTCGTTCATGCTTCGCCGGAACTCTGATATGAGTTCTGGTATGTCCGGTGTGGTCGTGTGTTTAGCTAGTGCATCTTCCATTGTTGTCCTCCTTTAATCCTAAATGTTCCACTAAATCATCACGATAAAAGCGGTGCGTCGTGCCTCCCAGCAAAGTATAGACGCGCACAGCACCGTTCTTTCGTAACTTTTGTAAATACTTCTTACTCATCCCCGTCAGGTCAGATGCCTGTGAGACTGTCAGTAATGGTGGGTAGCCTTGGGTTAGCATTGGCCGTTGCTTAAATCTATGCCTCTCTTGGCTATTGAATCCTCCAGCTTTCTCCTGAACACCTTGCCTACCCCACGGTATTTCATAATTCCATCCAGTCCATCAGTGTTTACTGCCTTGCAGATGTCCTCGATGGATACCCAGTTCTCCACATGCCGATGCGGACGCTCCTTGCAGACCTCCTGTATCGCAAGTTTCAGCTTGCCGTTCTTGGGTTTCACCATCTTGCTCCAGCGGGTCAGGCAGTAGACTCCCGCAGGGGTGATCTGATACCATGTGCCGCCGTTGAGGGCTTGTGTGGCAATGAGGTTGTTATGGAGCAGTCCGCATAGGGATTCATTTAATTTGTAAATGTCTATCCCTGTCCGGTTGGAAATACGGTCTATGTCCGGGCATAACTTGTATTTCTGTAGGAACTTCAGGATTACCTTGTCCTGTTCCCCCAGTGTCACCAGTTTCTCCCATTGCGGGGTGGGCATGGGAAGATTGGCGTTCTCCTCTTTTTTATGCAGCTTGAGTTGGAGGGCAGCCAGTTCATCAGCGTGGGCACTTTGGTGCGCCAGTTTCCATTTGTGCTGATCCTGATTTCTCGCGGCTTTCTCCTTCTTTAGTTCACGCTTTAATTTTTCAAAGTCCTTTTCAAATGTTTTACGAAGTTTGTCCCACACAACAATGCACTCGGCCAGTTGGGCGTCAGCTTCCTTCTTTTCCCGGTTGGCCTTTACGGCTACTTCCATCCAGTCTATTTCATTTATGTCCATAAATTAATAACTCCCTCCACCAACTGCTGCGAATGTCTCGTCAGCATGGTACATGGGTGCTGCCTGCATGACGTACCGAAGGCAGTCGCATGGGTCTTTGAACGCATTCTTGCCACCACCTGCCGGGGTGTACTCCTTTAGACTCTCTATCAGGTTGCCGCAGTCACTGGAAATATACAGGCGAGGCTCGTTGGCAGTTGTGATAGGTTCCTCCGTATCGTAGTCCAGTGCCTCATTGATGATCTCTATGCCCTCGTCAATGTGCTTGCCTGATGCTGGCTCAAATTCCTCCTCACGATCACCAAGGGCTTTGTTGCAGTAGTCTATCAGGGTGGCTTCGTCATCCACTCCCGGTGATGAAGCGGCTGCACGGGAGTCTATCAGGCGCATGAAGATTTTCTCGTCACCCTCTTGTCTCAGGTATTCCTTGACGTAACTCCCTGCACCCATGCCCTGCGAGTCTGCTGCTGGCCCCTTGACTCCTCCGGGCTTATCCCCCGGTAACGCCCATTCACCATACTCCTTTAAGGCAGGGGATTCGCGGTAGACAAATAGCCTGCCATCAGGGGTTGCGCGGAGCCAAATGGTGAACCATGCCCTCGCAGCAGCAAAGTCCACCACCATGTAGTTGGTGCCTTCCTCTGGTATGTCCTCCGGTGATGCTATGTGCGCCTTGCTGAACTTGGGGAAGTAGTTGCCACTGGTCTTCTCGCACCAACCATAAAATCGTATCTTCTTCTGGACACTGGATTCACTGGATAACGCCTTCTCCATCGAGTCCAGTGGTTGGAATGGATTAAAGTCTGTATGGAACCAGATGACTGCACTGTCCTCCCTCATGCACTCTGCTGTATAAGGCATACAACCCGCAGGGACACCGGGGACGTGTACCTTGTTCTCCTCCAGTAAATCTGCCTTTACCCCACTCAGGAACTTGCACCCACCCTGAAAGGCGGACAGGGTGTTTGTCCATCCGGTAATGGGGGTGGCAGTTATCAGGAGTTTACCCCGGCGTGTCACCAGTCGGTAAGCTGCTGTCTCCACCCAGCTAAAGGGCACCAGTTCGTCAAACCATATCAGGTCAGCTTCCATGCCTTCCAGGATGTCCGGTTGCTGACTGTAATGATTAAACCAACACTGGGAGCCGTTGGGTAGCACGAAGGTTGACTCACTGAAACCATTCTTCACCGTGTAACTTACGTTGGTCGTCTTGGTCTTCCTCGGTTTACGCCATTGCGTGGGGAGCATGTTGTACACCGCTGGTTGCTGGTCGCGTATGCTGGACTGGGATGTCATGGAGAACGCCACCACCCTTGCTCCCTTCTTTTCCACCATCGTTCGCATGAGGTACTTGGAGGCGAACATGGTCTTTCCGCTACGGTTTCCCCCGGATACCAGAAGCCTGTCGTATTTCTCCAGTAAACCATCGGCTACTCCCCAGTGCTTGAGTTGGTGCGTGTGCCAGTCCGCTTGGAGGTCGCCGTAACCATTGCACGGGCGCATTCCCACACCACAGCTATAGGGTTCCTCATGGGCAAGGGCGATCCATTGCTCCCTTTGCTCCAAGTCCTTGCGTACCTGTTCCTCGCCCAGTTCCTCAATGGCTTTCCTAGCCATCTCACGAGTCGGGGCCACCCAGTGCGGATGAGGCGTGGGTTCCCAATCATTTTCCATTCGTAATCCACCTGATATGGTGCGGGAATAACTTGGTGTCAGGCTTGCCTATGCCCTTCACACCAACGGTGTCCTCTATCGGGAGCTTGTCGATGGCTTCCTGTGTTAAAGGGATGCTGGCGTCCAGACACCATGTCATGCCTGATTTACGGTAGTAGCTTGCCATGCGCTTGATGGGTACAAGGAAGTTAAAGCCTTGGGTCTGGGTGCCTCGTACCAGCATGCCCACGTATTCCCCCTTGTCATTGAAGTTGCCGCTGCCGCTGGAACCGGGGAAGGCTACCGTGGTCACTTGGGTAAAGTCTGTGGAACGGAACAGCACCCGTCCGTGTTGACTCAGGATTCCATCGGTTAAACTGTTGGCTCCATCAGTGCCCAAGAGACTGGAGCAACCCCAGAGATGGGTGCCCAAGGGGACTAGGGTGGCGTTGGCGTCATAGAACCGGACGGACTGGGGTGCCTTGAAGTTCTTCGCCAGTACCTGTAGTAACGCCAAGTCATGTCCTGTCTCGGAGTCCGAGTAGCGGATGACCTTGGAGGATACGGCAGTTTCCCCCACGATACGTCCGGTGTCAGGATTGCGTAACTTGCGGACCAAGAGGGGTTCGCCAAACTCCACCACCTTGCGGGGCTTGCCATCAACAATCTCCTCACGGACTGAACGCATGTGGGCTATGACATGGGCTGCGGTATGGCAGAATACCACGTCACGTTTGCCTATCTTGCGCTTGAACAGGGTGCCGCTGCCCTCTGACTTGCGGAAGTCAGCTTCTGCGCGAACAGTGATGCTGATGGCAGTCAGGTAGGCTGATATGTTCTCTGCTGCCATGAGTGTTCCCACGGTCAGCAACATGATGAGTCCCAGTGTTGGTTTCATAAATCCTTGCTCTCCTTCTCGCGCATGGAGCAGACGTAGAACCAGAGGTCTATCACCTCATCCTCCAAGTCCTTCCAGTTCACTGTTTCCGTCAGGAGTCCGCCGTGTTCCTTTTGTCCAAGGTCATACTTGCGCTTCGCTAGTAGCGTGAACTTCTTTATCTGCCTGTCCCGTATTTCTTCAGGTGTCATTGCGTGATTCCATCATAGCCTCGGCTAGCTCATAGGCGCGGTTGGTCAGGAGTTCGTCGTCCAGTTCAAAGTCTCCATTGAAACTCTGGAGCAAACCCTGCATCGCCAGACCAGCGAACCAGTCGCGTAAGTCCTGTTCGCGATCAGGATCGACCATGCTCACGTTTAAGTAGTTCCAGTTCTTCGGGTGTAACATTGGGAACCCCCTTGCGCTTGGGCTTCATGGCTTCAGTGTAGCCGTTGCCCTCTTTCCTGATGAAAACGAACATGCCGGGGGTGTAGAGGCTTTGGTCACGGACGCGCACCAAGATGCGTTCGTGGTTGTACTGGCAGTCTATCAGGCGGGGGTTGAGGATGCGGCGGCTGGTCTTGATGGCTACCTGCCGGGACTGGAGTAAGGGCGGTTCTGTCGAACCATTCAGTCCCAGCAGGTCGCGCATCTTCTCTACCCCAACAACGCCATACACTATGGCTCTGCCTTGCTTCCACCAATCAGCACCCTCGGAAAGTTCTGCCCTGTGTCGCGCCAGTTCGCGGCGGGGAAGGTGCCATGTGGTGGCTAGGTCGCGTTCTAATGTGGCATTTTGTGAAAATTTTGTGTCTGGCATAATGGATATGTAGTGG